TTTGAGTGCGTTCAGGGTTTTCATAAAAATCAGCCTCCAATCAAATCAGCCATCATCAAAATAATATCGTCGTTTGCGGTTTCCAGCGCGTCCACGCGCTCCGGCAGCTTCTCCCGGGCTTCGGCCTTTTTGCGCTCTTCTTCCTGCGCGGCCAGCTCTTCGGCGGTGTAGCGGATGTATCTCTGCACCGGCACCTGTTCCACCCATTCCTCCTGCGCCTGAACGCCGGGTCGGTCAATGATCTTCTGTACATCCCTGCCGCCGTTCGGATACTCGGTCACGGTCTCCCAGTGCCACTGCTCCTCCACGCCCTCTACGGCGGGGTGGATGATCTCTTCGGTGTCAGCTGTCAGGTAGCCCAGGGCCAGATCCGGGTTTTCCACGACCGCGCCGGTCTCGTCAATAATCTTCATTGTGTCACCTCCATGGGGGTCACATATTTGCCGATTCGCGAGTAAGATACTTTTCCGTCAGGACTTTCAGCCGACAGCATCCACTGTCCGCCGGTCTTGCCGGAGTCACTGCGGTCTACTTTTACGCACCCATTTTCGTCCAGCTGCATCGGGGGCACAAAGCTACCGTCGCTGCGCCGCAGGTGGAGTCTGATTTTGCAGGTTTTCCACTCTTCCGGGATAGCAAAGTGCAGACTGGTTGGGTGACCCTCACTGCCAAACTGCAATGTTGCCACAGTGTCAAATGTCACAGGGATCATCGCTCAAAACCTCCTTTCTCAGGCCACGCGGTGCCAGATGTGCACATAGTAGGCGGCGGGCTGCACGGTGGTGCTGCGTCCGTAGATAGCGTTTGACTTGGACGCATCAAAAGATACGGTGCAATTACTGCCGTATGAACCGCCTTCGTAACCAGCCAAACCGCCATTGTTTGTGCTTATAGAAAGAGCGCCACTGCTAGATACATTTGGGTATGCTGTGCTCGCCACACCAGAGGATGAGCCCTTGAGGTTCGGCAGACCGGCTTTCACCGTGGTGCCTGCTGCGTGGGTGCTGGATGCACCCATCAGCACCCGCTCGGAAGCAATCTCTTCCCAGCTGCCGCCGAACAGTGCGGCGGGGCTGGTGGGGTCGGTGCTCTGGTAGATGCTGCCCACTGGGTAGTAGCCAAGCTTATCGGCGGCTTCCCCTTTCAGTGCGTCGATGACAGCTCGAAACTGCTGCACCAGCGTGCCGGTGGGGATGCCGGTCACGCCGTCCCGCATGACGCCGCAGACGGTCTCGTCCGCGCGGGTGTCGGTGATGTCGGCGGCGGTGACGGAAGTGCTGCCTGCGGGGCGTCTGATCTCGGCAAGGCAGAGGTCATAGACCAGCTCGGTGCGTGAAATTTCCGGGGCCGCAGGGGCAGCGGAGTCCGGCGTGCCGTCCAGCACCTGCAGGCTGGTCTTTTTGGCGGCGGCGTCGTAGCGCAGCACGATGCGGTCAATGCGGCTGCGCACAGGGTCCGCTTCGGTGAGCACCACGGTGGTGGGCTGCTCCATGATGATGCTGCGGCCCTTGAACCGCGCCGGGCGCACCCATGCCTGACCGGCGCTCACCTGCACGCTCAGGCCGCCCTGTGCCGTGACGGCAAAATCCTCCTCGGCGCTGTACACGCCGCTCAGGCGGGTGGCGAGGTAGCCCGAAGCGTCTTCGGCGTCATATCGGATGCCGTCTTCGGGGTAAGTGATGATATCAGCCATAAAAAGTCCTCCTTTCAGGTCTTGTGCCATGTGGGCGTGCCCAGCCGGATGGTGCGGGTGGTGCCGCTGTCCTCGCTCTGGGTGATGATGTCGGCTACCCGCACCATGGCGGTGTAGCCCAGCTGGGGCAGGCTGGCACTCAGCACATCGCCCACCTGCAGGGTGTCATCGTCCACGTCAAACTCGATACTGCCGGTGCGCAGCTGGCTCAGCAGCTTTTCGCCGCCCCGGTCAGCCAGCTTTTCCAGGTAGCTCTGGCTGGTGCTGGTCTCGCCGTCCTCCGGCTGCACGTCCCGGGCGTCGATGTACATTTCCCGCCGGTCGGAGCCGGTGGCGTTCACATCCCCCACCCAGACGGTGGCCCGCTCGTCACCTTCGCCAGCGCCCTGCACAAGGGCCACGTTGGCGTAGTCGGTATCAGAAAAGCTCCACCCGGCGTTGAGCAGGTTGCCCCACTGGGGGCTGTATCTGCTGTTCGGGTCGAAGGTGGGCCGGAAGCACTCGAAGAGCAGGCGCTTGCTGCTGCCCTTGCCGTCCAGCACGATGCGGAACCCCAGATCACAGGCCTGCCCGATGGTCTGGCAGTAGTCGAACACCGTGCCGCCGGAGGTCTGCTTGGCAAAGACCGTGTCAAAGCCGTACTCGGTGCCCAGCGCAAGCCGGGGCCAAGGCTTGGCGGCTGACACCAGCGCCCGCATGGCCTGCTCGGCGTTCTGGTTCTTGATGCTCACCGCAGACACCCGCTTGGTCAGCAGCCATGTTGCCGGGTAGCCGCTCACGACCAAATTCGCATCCTCGTTCTGGTTGGTGCGGGAACAGATGCGCATGGGGATGCGGGGGGTTTCGTCGCTGCGCACCAGCCACCGGCCTTCCTGCAAAAGCTTCAGATTCTCGGCGGTGGGCCGCACCTCAAGGGTAAAACTGCCCTCGGAGTAATAGGGGCTGTCCCAGTAGAGGGAGTGCCATACTTTTACCCAGCCCACGCGGGCAAGGGTCTCTGCGTCCAAAACGTCTATTCTCATAGCGGTTCGGGAAGAATGCCCGCCTCCATCGGGTAAAAGCTGACGGATGCCTGCAGGTAGCCGGAGCCGTTCTCGGCCTGCATACTCAGCACGTTATCGCCGGGCTGCAGCTCGGTGAGGGTGCTGTCCTCGTCCAGCTTGGAGAAGATGTTCTCGGTCACGCCTGCCCGGGTCAGGGTGCAGGCCAGCCGGTCGGATGTGCTGCGGTAGATCTCCAGCGTCTCATCCGGCTGCAGGGTCAGATCAAAGCCGATGAAGGCCCCGGTCTGCAGATCCACCACCTTGGGATGCGTCACCGGCATGTCGCACCGCAGGGTGGCCGTGAAGGGCACCGGCAGCGAACCGTCGTTGCGCAGCACCGCCGCCGTGCCGTCCCGCTTGATGCCGTAGATGTGGCTGTCGTAGCAGACGGGGAAACGGAATGCCTTTTCGTACCCGCCCAGCACGCTGCTGACGGCGTTCAGATCGTACCAATAGGGTTTCTCGCTGTAGAGCATCAGCTCACAGCGCGGGTCCGGCGTGTAGCTGGAAAAATAAGGCAGTTTTTGCAGCACGAAGCGGGTGAAATAGTGGTCGCCAAAATAGAGGGTGCCTTTGGTGAAGTAGGGCAGCTTTTTGGTAAAAGCTCTTGCACGGGTCAACGCATCCCTGCCCCAGAACACAACCGACAGGGTGCGGGACACGCCGGAGACGCTCTGTCCCTCCACGGTGTCGCCCACCTGACCGACACCCTGCGCGGTTTTCAAGTCCACGTCGATGCCGTTGAGCGGGTCGAGAGCGTAAGGTGTATCGTAGTCCCAGCCCAGATGCAGGACGGCACCGGCATCAGTCACGATTTTGAGATGGTCCTTAAATAGCACAGTGTCCTCCTTTCATCGTTTGCGGGCCTTGGCCTTGTCGGCTTCCCAGCGGGCTTCCCGCTGCTGTGCGGCTGCGGTGTCGTGGCCGTTGTAAAAGTTCTGGGTGATGTTGGTATCGCCCTCGCGGTGGTAGCTGTTGGCAGCGGACACCACCTGTGCGGTGCCGGAAGCGGCCACGGTGGAGCCGAGACGCATGTTGTCGGAAAGCACCAGCGCCCCCGCCTGCCGGATCATGTCGGCAAGGGCGGAGTTGGTCTTTGTCAACACCTTGGTGTTGGCGTTGATGGCGTCCTCAAGGCTGCCGGTGCCGGTGGTGATGTCCACGCTGCCCATGCTGCCGGAGCCGGAGGACCCGCCGGAAGAGCCGCCGCGCCCGGACGAGCCTTTCTTACTGAAAGAGCCGCCGATCGAGGCAACGATGCCCGCGATGACGGCAGCAAGGGCTACGCCCGCTGCCACCATGAGCAGAGCCTGCGGAGTGCCAAAGCCGGTAGGGAACAGCGCCGCAGCGATGGCATCCAGCATTGCTACGACCGCGCCGCCGATGGCACCGATCAGGCCGCCCAGCGAAGCAAGAATCTCCGGGAATGCAGAGATCAGACCGCCCTGCAGGCCCTTGCTGATGGCGAGAGCCACCGCACTCAGCGGCCCCTGCAGGCCCTGAAAGACCGACACGAGGGTGGAGCCGAGGCCCTGCGCCTGCTGCCAGACCTCCCCAAAGCCGCCGGTCAGGCCGTTCACGATCTGCCCGCCCAGATCAATTGCACCCTGTACCAGCTGGTCGCGGGCACCGCCCAGCGCTTTGTTGAGCTTAGTCACGATGCCGAGGGCGAAGGACTTCACCTGCTTTTTCTGGTCGCCGGTCAGGCCGTCGTAGATGGTGCTTGCGACCCACTTGCCGACGGAGAGCCAGTCCTGATTCTTGACGGCGGTGTACAGGTCATCGAAGGTACCCAGCACGCCGGTGTTGGCGCTGTCCTGCAGCTCCTTCCACAGGCCGTCGAAGGTGTCTGCGCTGGACTTTTTGATTTTCTCGGCCACCTGCACGGTGCCGTCTGCGGCGATGGTCTTGACCCGCTCGATGGTCACGAGGGCACCGTCCACCACGTCGTCGTAGACCTCGGTGATGACCTGCTTCTGGGTCTCGGTGCCGTCGGTCAGGGTCTCGGTGACGGTCTGGGTGGTGGTCTTGACCCCGTCTGCCAGCGTCTCGAAGGTGGAAGTGACCGTCTTGGCGGTCTCGCGGACGGTCTCCATGGTCTGCTTGATGGTCTTGGTGCCGTCCGCAGCAACCTCTGTGATGGTCTTGACATCTTTCAGCACACCATCCACCATCTGGCGGGAAGTCTCGGTGATGACCTGCTTTTGCTGGGTCTTGCCGTTGGAGAGCGTTTCGGTGATGTTTTCGGTGGTGCGGGTGATTTTGCCGTCGATTTCGGTCGTGGTGTCCGAGATGGACTTGACGACTTCTGCGGCGGCCTGCTTCGTGGCCTTGCTGGCCTTCTTGGCTCCGCTGGTGATGGCAGGGTAGGGGTTCGCGGCTGTCTGGCTCCCGGCACGGCTGCTGCCGTTGCCGGAGCTGCTTGTGCCCTTCGGGACCCATCCGTTGTCATCGTCCCATTCGAGGTCTTTGTGGGAGCTGTCCCACTGTTTCGCGTTCTTGCGCTGGTTGTAGTTGTTGATGGCGTTGTTGTAGGCGGAGTTATAAGCATCTGCTGCAGCGCCGATGCCGTTCTTCAGGTTGGCCAGCGCTGCCGCTGCGCCTTCGATTTTTGCGACCAGATCATTGATCCAGTCCACCACCGTGCCGATGGCGTTCTGTGCGATCTTTTTTACAGACGCAAATGCGGAGTTGACGGCATTGCGGAAGGTCTCGCTGGTCTTGTAGGCCGTCACGAGGCCTGCCGCCAGAGCCGCCAGAGCCGCCACTACAAGGCCGATGGGGTTCGCCTTGAGAACCGCGTTCAAACCTGCCTGCGCGACTGCAAGACCGGTCGCCCCGGCTTCTGCCGCTTTGTGGGCAGCGGTCATGGCCGTGGTTGCGGCAGTGTGGATCACTTCGATTGCAGTAGCGGCAGCCACATAGCCCTTGTATGTCAGGAATGCCGTTCCGGCAGCGGCCACAACAGCCGTTGCAATGCCGATGGTCTCCTTGAGCTGGGCCATCTTCTCGTCGCTGTCGAGGAAGGAGACCACCACCTCGTTCAGCTTGACTACCAGCTCACCCAGAGCCGCAAACAGGCCGCTGGTCAGCTCACCGGTCAGGGCGCTGACATTATCCTTCAGGGTGGACATGCGCCCGCTGAAGGTCTGGCTGGCTTCCAGCATACCGCGGTAGAACTGCCCGCCCTGACTGGTGGCGGCTTCCACAGCCGCTTCCAGCTCGCTGAAGCTGACCTTGCCATCCGAAATGCGCTTGTACAGGTCGGACATGCTCTCACCGGTGGCGTCGCAGATCTGGTTCAGCGGGTTGAAGCCCGCATCGATCATCATGTTGACGTTTTCCAGCGTGACCTTCTGGGCCGAGGACATCTTGCCGTAGGCGCGGGTCAGGGTCTGCAGCTTTTCGGCGTTGCCCAGCGAGATATCGCCCAGCCGCTGCAGCACGCCGGTGGTGTCGTCTGCCGCAATGCCGAACTGCAAAAGGGTCTGGGTGCCGCTGGTCAGGTCGTCCAGCGAGAAAGGCGTGGACGCCGCCATTTTGCGGATCTCGGAAAGCTTTGTGGCGGCGGCTTCCTCACTGCCCAGCATGACCTTGAAGTTGGTCAGGTAGCTTTCCATGGTGGCGTTGTAGTCCACGCCGCTCTTGACCACCTCGGCCAGCTTGGACGAAGCCTGTTTTGCAAAGTCCGCGATCATCTGCCCGGCGGCTACCGTCCACTTACTGGTGCTTTTTTCGGCCGGGTCGCTGTTCAGCCTTACTTCGCCGGTGATGCTGAAATCTGCCACTGTGTCCACCTCTCATTCGGAGCGCGGGCACAAGGGCACAGGCTGTTATAACTTGATCTCTACCTCCCGCTTACAGGCGGGATTTTTGCATTTGACCCACACACCGGCAGCTGTGGCGTGCGGCTCTGCCCACACCGGCAGCGCCCGGCCGCAATAGGGGCAGGGCACCGGGGCGCGGCTAGTGCCGAAACCGCGCAAGGAACGCAGCGTCATGCTCTTCGACGGACACGACACGGGCTGCACCCCCTCTCAGCTCAGCAGGCAGGGCAAAGCGCTCCTGCAGGTCGGCATAGTGGGCACGCATGGAGCCTTCGTATTCCGAAAGATCCATGGTGCGCCAGCTCATGATCTTTGCCATGAGGGTATCCTCCGGCAGGGCGGCGAACAGCGCCCGGAACCGGAACCAGTGCACCTTTTCGCGGGTCAGGTCGATGCCGTAGGCCTGCTGGAATGCCGCCACGATGTAACCGGCATCACACTGGTAGTCGAAGGCAAGACCGGAAGAGGGCGCGGTACTGCTTTCAGCTGCGGCGCTTTCGGCTGCTTTTTCGCCCGCCTTATAAAACTCGATCATGTACCCGTAGGCGTCGATGATCTTCTGAGGGTCGTTCAG